AATGAATCGCTGGGACTTCTTTACCTCTTGCAAGTAGTTCCTCATTTACTTCCCAGATCGGTCCAGCAACCGCAGCACCGTTGTCCATTATCATTCTGCGCACTCCACAACGAGACATCTGTGAATCACGTAAAATCTCAGGCATACCCACACCAGTTAAGCCTGAGTCCTCGTCGTCCATATGAATAAACGCATGATACATGTCACTGGGTTTTTTCCCGAAAGCAGCGAGTTCAGCCTTAATGGGTGTGTTCTCCAATATCCAAATATCAGAAAGGATATCCTGGAAAAGATCTTTTTCACTAATATCAATTCCTAAATCCTTGAGTTCGTGTCCTGTTAAATATCCGAAATAGCGAATGACCTCATATTTTCTTGCATCTCTTTTATTGAGGTTATTGGTAAGATTTATAACATTCAACTGAGTTTCATATGCTCTCGATTTATAATTACCCTCTTTATTTTCGAGTAAGAATTTTTTAATATTCTTGCCAATGAAATCATCCCTCTCGATTAAAGCAGTGAGTTGATGCCTTGCGAATACCACACGCTCAAACATATACTCCTGGTCATCCCAATGTTTAGCCGCAAGATCAGGGAAAAGATCCCACACCTTTACGTGTTCATAATACGGACGAGGGCGAGGTATTTCTTGTGCTGCAAATTTTCCATCAGTACCACGGACCCATTCCCGCGTTTTTACAGTTCTAACCATTGGCCCCTTAGTAACCCCAAAACCATATTTAGCTCCACTACCCAGAGCCCGTTTACTGAGATCGGGGTAATCAAATTCTGCCAATTGGTCAAGACATTCTTTCATCATCGTTTCGGCTCGATCATCTGCGAAGTCTTTTACTGCTTTTTCAATCTCATCAGAAGTCGGTTCAAATGCCTGCGGATCTTGCATCTGCTGCATCATCTGCTGCGCTGCTGTTGGGTCTTGCTGCGCGGCCTGTTGCATTTGCCCCATCAATGCCTGTTGCTTTTGCTGACGAAGGGTGTTGATTATGTTCTGTAAATTTTCCTGGGATATATCAGGATAAGGAGTTGCATTGATACTGAAGTTCTGTTCCGTTGCTGGAAACATCATCTCCATCATCTTGGCTATAAACGCCGTGATCTTCTTATATGTGTCTTTAGGGTAGACCTTGCTACGCTCTTTCGGAATAGCATCTTCGATCTCAGGATCGTATTTGCCCCGAAATTGGCGCAGATTTTTTAACCACTGTTGCTCAAGGACTACTCTATCCGCAGCGGCCATATCGAACTTGGACTTAATAGCTCTACCTATTTTCTCTAGTGCCGCTTCGTTAAAAGTCATGGTGTAGCTCCTTAATAACCTACTCTCGAATCCGCAGGTTTATATGTAGTCTTATTAGTAAACCTATTATAGTTGATCCTGATATAATCCTCAAGACTATAATCCTTCCCATTTAGGAATAATACCCCATACTGAGCGGCATCTAACACATGGGACCAGTTGTTCTTATCTGGTTTATCCTGAAATTTGCTATCAGTTCCTTTAATTCTTGCATACCGATACTTACTGCGAAGTCCCTGTATAAGCCATGTGCATGAAGGGTCTATATTGATTAATGGCTCACCGTCAGGCCATGTTCTTAGTCCCTCGTCCAGCGCACTGATACGCCGAATAATATCATTTGTTTCTGCCGCTTTTACACAATGGCCATCCTCCCGAGGAAATTCTTTTTTAAGCTCTTTGTACCATGAGTTATCATCAGTCTCATTCTGACGTACCCAACTTGGATCACCAATAAATACCAATACATTATTAAGTCCCTCATTCCTAAGCATAGGACGTAATTTTGTTTTGATAAATGTACTGGACCCCATATCGAAACCAACGAGTTCACGCAAAATATTGATACGCCCGCCCAAGGTCATTTGCATAAGCACCGAAGCCGGAGTCCTTGCACAGTCTTGTCCTACGATAATAGGTAGCATCGGATCAAATTTAAGCGGAACCTTTGACACATGCCGATCTTTATATGCTTTTTCATATACAGGTTTACCCTTAATAGATCGTGCGTATTGTACCTGAACCATAGTCCGGTAATACTCCTCAGATTTACCTGAACGGGAATAATAATCTGGGCGTAAATGCTCAAGGTTTTCTGCTTCAGGTGAATCCCCCGCAGGTTGTATAAATGTTTCACATTCCAAAACTGAGGCCGGATCATCTTCATCAGCGGGTAAATGCTCAAATATATTACACCAGTAACTATCAATTTCAGGCGAGTTCGTATCCCCAAATACACCGCAAAATGTTGGCCATTGATCCCTGGCAACAGTCTCAGGACGTTGGCCCTCATCGGGATACCTGCCACATCTACCACCAAGAGCTTCAAGGATCTCTCTGGGGATCTCACGGCATTCATTGATCCATGCCGCAGTCACTTCCATAGACAGAACCTTTGCAACGTCAGCGGCATCGTCAAGAGCCCTGAACATAACTTCTGAGTGTACCGGTATCCCATCAGGAGGGGTAAAGTTCATAACATAGGTACGATCCGAAATCTTATATCGTCCTATGGGTCCGTCAGGGAACCAATTCTGCCATGTTTTTAGCGTTGTATCGTTTAACTGATCTCTTGTATTACGAACAATGGTGAACCGTGTATGCCGAATGCCATCCTTACTAGGGGCCTGATCCAGTGCTATTTTGAATATTTTGATACAACATCCGACTGATTTCCCTGAACCAATAGGTCCGAGAATAAATGCGTTCTTAGCTGTAGACTGAATAAACCGTGATACCGTAGGTGGGGCTGTATATGTAAATTCGAATGCCATTAAAATGACCCCCTTAACCACTCATTTGCATTTATCTGACTTTCCATGTCAAGGAACTTATTTATTGATTCTGTGATTAATCTTTGATTTTCCACTATCTTCCATTGTTCTTTTACTGTCATATGGTCCATGCCTAGTTGTACGCACCCATCAGTTATGAAAAATAATTCTGGTGGGGCTAAGATGATTCCCGCATCTGATCCGTGTAGCAGAAATACCCGTTTAAGCACAGCTAATGCTTGACCCATATATTCAACCGCATTATTCGAATCAGCTATAACCATTTCCGCACACCCACGAGGATCAAGTTCGTCCTCCTCAGCGTTCACTATTTGTGAACACCAGACAAACATGAACACCACCAGCCAAATACGCCAATGCATTTAAGCCATCCTTTCTATCCGTTTGATATAAACAGAAATATTGTGGTCTTTGGGGTTAATAATTTCTCCACCCTGGCCTGCCAGAATAATGGGGTTTTTGAATTCTTGGTAAAATAATCTAGGAACCATAGGAACTGGATCATCGTCACAAATCACATAGCGATGATCCTTAACTGGTAAACTAAATCCTTTTACCCATACTCGGGGGCAACCAAAAGTTACTGCTGGGCATCCAAGATACTCTGCAAATAGAACCGCAATAGCTGCACCCAAAGAATGACCTGTCATGACAATATTTTTCTGTTTTACCTGGGGCAGCACTTCGTCAAATAACTGGGCAAACGCAACTACGAACCCGCTATGTACCAACCGCCCGTTATGCAGCACCGGTATCGCGGAGAAATCTCTTATCCAGTTCATCACATTAGCCGACCCACGAAAACAGAGAATCCCGTCAAAGACCCCAAAACAGAGGTCTCCATTAATAATCCATCCCTCGCCACCCATATATGATTGCTGACATAGGATAGCGTATTTAGCTAAGTCGTTCATTTACTTTATGTTTTTGAGTTCAGTAATAGTGCCACCCAATTCTGTAATTGCGGAGGTATTATCAGTTCCTCCACCGGCTACTACCAATGAATTGATGGCGGAAAAATGAGCCTGAAAAGTACCAGCCAATGTTGCTAGCTTAGTACCATCAGGAGCTACATTCGCAGCAATAGCATCAGCTAAGACACTGGCATATTCTTTCTGTGCTGCCAACGCCAAACTATATGCTGCTTTTGCTGGGGAACAATACTCCGGTTGGGCCAAACAGATGCCAGTAATAACCAATGGTCCCGTAGTTTTCATCAACCTTCCCGTGAGGGTATTGATCCTCGTAGCAACAGTCAGTACCTTCGACACCTCGGTATTTATTTTTGCATCGGTTGCCGGAGAAAACATCGCACATCCTGAAAGTAGTAAGCACATACACACCGTAATAAACAATTTCATTTTCCTTCTCCTTTTAATTTTTTGGTCCGTGTAGTAGCGCAAAACCGCCTGTAATTATTGTAGTAACCAGTGGCCAATTTTGGAAGAGAGCTGCAATTACACCTACAGCACATAGTCCTACTATGATAAATCCTTGCTTTACATCATCAAATGTCAGTTCCATTTTAGTTCTCCTTCACGCATTTTTTTATTACCGC